TTCTCCTTGCTTAAACGCGACTTAGCAGTCTTTGCCTTGATAAGGTTTCCAACGATTTCCGTTCCATCTTTTTCTTTTTTCTTGCTGAGATAAATGATTGTAGAAGAAGCATACTTAAGTCCACTGCCTCCTCCCATTTCTTTTGTAGGAACATAAGATCCGATTACATCATAGGTGTGATTTGTGACGATTAAAGGAATTTTTGCTTGACCCAATTTAAGAGTTAACATACGGAATGCACCTTTAATAAGCTGAGATTTAGTCATGTCTCTAACCTGCTTATCATCAATAGCATCTTTGATTTCTTTTTCTGTAGAGAGCATTCCTAAAGAGTCTAGCACAAACATAACAGGTTTGCGTTCATCTTCAGGTTTTTTAAGATACATATCAACTGCTCTCAATGCCTGACTTCTAAATTGCTCAACTGTCACAACATTAGCAACTACGACACGATTTAAATCTAAGCCCCTACCTGAGAGAAGAGACTTGTTAACAGCGGCTTCAGTGTCAAAATATAAGCAATAACCATCAGGGTTAGCATCAAGGAAGTTCTTGACGACAGCAAGAGAGAAAAAAGTTTTTCCAGTACTAGACTCGCCAGCAATGGCAGTAATCTTATTGCCAGATACGCCACCAAAAATGGAACCTGAAACAAGTCCGTTAAAAATATACGAACCAGTATCAACGAACTCTTCAGTTTCTTCAATATCGGATGCAAGTTTTGTGTACTCATTACCGACCTCCTTAATAATTTCTTTCAGAAAATCCATTACTTTACCTCGAAAATATAATGTGGGTTTTGGGATTCATCAACTAAAGAATGAATCTAGATTTACAGTTTTTTCAACTTTCCATCCTATAGAATCCAATATAGTTTTAAGTGGCTCAAGAAAAGACTTCTCAAATTGTAAGTCATAGTCTATATACTTGTCAATACCAAGCTCTTTTGGAAAGTCCTGAATGAAGGAGATAACATTCTCTCTCAAAGTATTTGGTGTCTTCAAGTAACAAAACTTGATCTTTTCTCCATTCTGAATAAGAGAATATTTATTATCCAACTTATTTTGTTTTATATAATGATTGAATAGGAGTGCTCCACGAACATGAATAGGAGTTCCCTTTGTGTAAATATCTGATGATGATTTGTATTTCACAACATCAGATACAGATCTTGGGAATGAAATCTGCTCTGGTGGGAGTTTTTTAAAATCTTTACGACTACTCTCAATAAAGTCAATCACCTCATCTTCGGTGCCACTCATCATCAACTTGAGGGCATCCTTAATCATCTTACGGCATGGTGCTGGTGTAGAGGACTTTACAGCCTCAATACCCATCATCTTGAGTTTGGGTTCTTCATAACGAACACCCTCACTATCCCATACGTTTAGAATATATCGTTTCTTAGCAGTCCAGATACCGCGATCAGCGATATTCTCCCGCTTCATTTGCATCTTCTGGTCATATGCCGACACATAGTCCGAAAGTTCCTCATAACACTTGTCGATATACGGTTCCAGTTTATCACGGCAGACCATATCAAGTAAGTCCACAACTTTTGCTTTGTCGCTAGACCTATTAGCAAGAAATTTATCAACAAGAGGTCCAAGATTAAGATATATCGAATCAGTATCTGATGCGATGACATAATCCTCTTCTTTTGTTTGTAACAATTTATTTAGGTATGCGTTCATCTTATTCTCAATCCAGCGGATACTTACCTGCCCAGATAGAGTAATTGCTTCTGCATTTGCTAATTTGTAATACCTGAAATATTGATTACCAATAGCACCATAAGCAGAGTTAAGAGAAATCTTCTTCGCCATTTGAATGTTGTTGCATCGAGAGATTTCTTTCTCAAGTGCAACAGTAGGCGTCTTCTCATACTGCTGTTTGGCTGCAAGCATTTTCTTCTTGAAGATAACACGGTCTCCATACATCTTCTCCATCAATTCAGGCAAGAACCCACGAACATCTTTGCGGAACATGGCACCATTAGCACATACCGCATAGTCCTTATACATCTCAAAAGTAATGTCCTCATTTAAAATACGGTCTACAGATACTGTAGGATGTTTCTCCTCAAGCAATGTCTCTGGTGAGATATTATATTGCATAATCAGGTGAGGATATAGTGAGTTCAAGTCAAAACTCACAACCCAATCATACTTGCCAGGAATAGGTTCTTTGACATATGCACCAGCATACTTCTCGCTCTTCTCTGAAGAATTATTAGGAGGAATAACAATATTCCTCTTCTTCAAATAATTATAAATGATATTGTCCCACATTCTTACCTGATAGAACACATCGATATAGTTGACTTTGGCAGTATATGCCATGGTGATTGCAAGTTCAATCAACTTCATCTTGTCTTCCAAGCGGTCAACAAGTTCTACGTCAACAATATTATATTCAATATACTTCTGCCACCCATGAGTATAAAAATCTTTAAATGTATCAAACTCTGAGTGATCTAGTTTCTTCTGTCCAAGTTCAACTTCTGCAATATAGTCAAGACGATATGATTCCTGTGCTTTATAAGTAAACTTCTTATAAAGATCAAGATAATCCAGTTGAGTTATACCACCGATATCATAGATATAATTTTTTCTTCCCTGAATATATGTTTCTTTTTCTGATACCAAACCCCAAGGAGAGAAAGTTTTCATAGTCCTCTTTCCAAGAACTCTTTCCATCCTCCTACAAATATATGGAATATCATACAATTGAATATTCCAACCAGTCACAACGTCTGGTATATCCAGCATCCATTCATTCAAAAATGAACCAAGAAGTTCACGCTCAGTTGGTTTATAGTGATAGGTAACATTATCTTGCTTTACATTGAATGGCTTAACACCCCAAGTAGTTATCTCTTTAGTGGCATAGTTTTGTATTGTAATAGCAAGTATTTCTTCTGAACAAGATTCAACGTCAGGGAATCCATATTCAGATGCAACTTCGATATCTATTGTTACTAACTTAATCTGTTTTGTATCAAACTTGATTTCTTCTTCCGGGTAATTTTCTGAAATATATTGGTAGATATATCTCTCATTGCCATAGATATCAAATCCATCTACGTTCTCATACTTTTTATAAAATTCTCTACAGTCACGAACTGTCCCTGGATTTATTTCATCAACAAATTCACCAGTCAAAGTCTTATACTTAGACTTCTTGTTTGATTTTATATAAAGAGTAGGATTGAAGCTATCACGAGAATGAAATCGTCTTCCATTTTCAACACCACGAACAAGGAATTCATTACCAATCATCTGAACGTTTGTGTAAAATTTCAATGAAATTCCTCCAATAATATAGTTTATAATTTAGAAGTCAGTCGTCGTCATCATCAGAAAAAAATTGTCCAAAGATTCCACTGCTTCCTGGTTTTCTATTTTCAACTGTATCTAGTATACCATCCATAGATTTTACTGTCTCAATTTTTGAAATCATTTCTGCAATACAAGTGCATACCATAGGACGCTCTTGCCTAGCAGCAAACGCGAGTGCATTGCGAAGATTGAGTTCTGCTTCTTTGAGAGAATCTTCAACTGAATTAGATAATGCCATAATTACTTTGTTTCTTGTAGGTATTTTTCGAGGAGTGTTGGGGTTGGATCAGCAAGTGTAATGATCTTATCCGAACTGATCATGAATGTATTCTGCATAGTAACTTCCACCATCCAAGGAGAGAGCATATTACCCTCACAAATTTCCATAGGATCGATCAACTTGCAGTCGGGTTCGCCAATGTCAGCACCAACTTCTTCGATCTTACTTATAAGTCTCTCACCGTTGGTGATCTGCATAATTTTTACTAGGTTTTCCATTGGCATATTCAAGGTCAATAACAGTATAGCAAAAAAATAGGGGGGCGTCAACTGGATTTTGCCAGTTGCCCCCCAGAGGCGACGATATTTAAACGGTAGCCACAATTATTTATTCACAGATATCAGAGAAAATCAAAATCATCTTCAGATTCACCATCAAAAGAATTCATCACTAATGCGGAAAGAGGAATAAAGACTGCTGCTACGATAAAAATTTCCATCGTAATTTACCAATCAGATTATTATTATATAGAGTATAATGTATCACTATGATACATTTTTGTATCAATGATATCAAAAGTTTGTTTCTATATCAAAACCAATCTTTACGAATGTGATGCTCTGGAACGACTCGTCCCATCTCAATAGTCAGAAGCCCCTCCTCAAATTTAACTGATCTAACTTCCGTATCCTCTGCCATGGTCCAAGATCTTGTGAATGATCGTTGAGCCACTCCTCTATGGACATAGTTGGTTTCTGTTTCTCCGTCTTCTCGTTTCCCTTCAATGAAAAGTTTTCCATCTTGTGTGTAGACATTTACTTGTTCCTTTTTAAATCCAGCAAGTGCTAGTTCCAGTCGTGATTCCGTATCACTGACTTGGATAAGGTTATAGGGCGGGTAATTTGTCGTTGTTTCGTGCAGAGTAAACAGACGATTAAAATACTCATCCATACCAATACTGTTTCTATTTATACGTTCCAACAGCTGATTCATGTTGGCAGCATTGTACCTCGTTAGATCTCCCATTTGATAGCTCCTTAGTTAAGCGAGTTTGTGTTTTGTGGTCCCCGAAGGCAACCATCAATATTTATATTATAGCATAAAAAAGAGAAGGTGGTGGATTCCGTATTTTTTATTCGGATATCTCAATCACCCTAGAAACTGCGTTAATCCTAATCGTTGTGTTGCAAAATCAATGTAATCTTTATCTATATCATATCCAATATAATCCCACCCAATATTGACTGCTGCAACAGCAGTAGATCCTGTTCCCATAAACGGATCAAGAACTATACCAGATTGTTTTCCAGTCAATTTCAAGCAATCTTCAACTAATTTGACGGGAAATATTGCTGGATGCTTTTTATCTTCTCTCTTCATCCAAAGAGTTTCATATGGAATAAACCAACAATTACCTTTATCCCTAAGATTTGGTTTTGTATCATTCAAAGACTTACTGTGTCTCAGGTTTTCCTTATAGTATTCATAAGGGACACCCACAGATAGACGATCCACATCTACACTACCATCTTTAGTAAAGTGGAAAAGATGTTCCCATGTTGGAGATAAAAATCTTTTACTGTTAATTGGTTTTGCATGACCACTAGTCTTACCATTTACATGAATAGACTTGACCCAATTAATATGATTTTGCAATATCCAATCCTGCCTAAGAGCAAGACCCACTTCCATGCCAACCCACGGATCAACATTAGAGTATCCCATGTTGACAAATAAATGTCCATCATCTTTAAGAACTCGTTTTCCTTCTCGGAAGATTTCTACCAACCAGTCAAGATACTCCTGACGTGGCTTATTATCATCATACTTACCATATTTGATTTTAAGATTGTACGGAGGAGATGTGACGATGGCATCTATACTACCAGCCTCCAACTTCTTCATACCTTCTAGACAATCTTCAAGATACAGCATCACATCCAAAGTAAAAGTTAGTCCACTTGTTATTATAACCTATACTGCATGACTTGTGTCGTTCATGCATTTTAAAACCATCTCTAAATGTAGCATACACATTAGGAAAGTCTGTTGCATTAACTAACAGATAGATCAGATTATTCTCTTTGCAAATTCTCAATGATTCTTTAGGATCAATCTTTCTCCCAGAACCTACCATGTAAGATGGACAGAATTTAGTGGAGTATCTAGACCACATTTTTTTCTCAATGTTTTTATCTTCACCAACAAAATCTCTAAACTTCTCATCAACATACGTTAAATTCGTAAACCACTTTTCAGACACATATGAAGTCATGATAGGTGAAGATGTTCTACCGTCTTCCCTAATCTTCTTAGTCATTGATTTAATAACCCCTTTAGGACAATTGGCATGAAACAATTCATCCACTTTAAAAGAGTAAACTTTATCGAGTTCGATCATGAATCGGATGTCTTTACCAATGAATTATAGCAAAAAAAAGACCTCCCCGCAAGGGAGGTCTTCGGGTTTCCGACATTCGTAGAGTCTGCACGAAAGACTCAAAAATATTTATACACTTTCTTCCTGAGGTTTGGTTTTCTTCGCGCCAATATTATACTTAGTCTCTAAAACCCATTCTGGTTTATCTTTGTATGCCAACACCTTAATCTGATTTAAAGGTGCAATATCAGCGATTGCATCTTCACTTGATACTTGCACAAGACCCCAATCAGATATAAGTTTAATGATTCTATTGCGTCTTTGCACATCGTTAATTGTAAGATTTGTATTCTTACCATCAAGAGCAAACAACTCTTTAAAATGAACGATAAAATACCTTCCCTGCTTATGAAGGATATGGCAAGATTGATACAACTTCTTTTCTTTTCTTGAAGCAACACCTATTCTCGTCAGGGTCTCTCTGACTTTCAAAAAGTCATCAGGTTCACTGAGAAAGATTTCAATCATCTTATCTTGTGACCAATCATATATTGGTTCAGTCATTTGATTCCTCCAATGTCAAGTTTTTTCTTTATATAACTAAGTTGTTCTTTGGTGAGGATCTTCAACGCTTGAAATGCTTTCTCATTACTATAACCATAGTATTCTTTTACACATTCTAAGTCTTGAATGGAATCCTTTCGGATCCAAGGAGAGAATCTCTTCCTTTTCCTCAAACTATTTAGATAAAAAGAATATTGCATATCTTTCTGTAAAAATGAATACTTATTCATTTCATTGGCAAACATGACACAATCAATGTGGCCAGACAAACAACGATTAACAATATATGGAGGGTAAGAGCTAATGTTTTCACTTAAGTCAGTTTTCGTAAAATTGATCGATTGTAACCAGTCTTTCAGTTCTGGATTTATTTGGTTCATAGTTAAAAAGTAGAAGTTCTTTACGTTCTTTTTGATCTCGCATATATTCTCCAACAGATCTCATCGTATATGTGAGGTCAAACTCTCCCGTTTTGTATCCTTTAAATCGTTCTTTAATAAGTTGAGACGAATTGTAAGAAATAAGTTGAGGACCAGCAGAGCTAGAGCAAGAGGAAGCAAAATCATCGTGGTTGAACCCGCTATGCATACCCCCTCGTTTCCCATATAAATTAGATCCAATTTCGTAGGGCGGATCAAGGTAGGTAAAGGAGTCATTGTTGTCAATGAGTAGTTGTTCATAACTAAGATTAGTAATTTTCCAATTCACAATCAACTTTGAATATTCTTGAAGCTTCTCAATTCCTCGCATTGAGAAGTTGGAGACACTTGCTTGTTTACTGAACGAGGAGGACTCAGTGAGACCAGAAAAAGAGCACTTGTTAATAACGTAGAAAGCACAAGCGCGATGTAGATTGGATACGGCAGGGTCATTTACTAACTCCTTAGATTTCAGGAATAAACTCTTTGCTGGAATTTCATAACCATCTTCAACTGGATCTGGATGAGAAGATTTCTGAGACCTTAGTTCCTCATAAAGATCATCCCCATTTTCTTGAAGAACTGCCCAAAAATTATATAAAGGTTCATATAAATCATTTACCCATACTTTTATGTCTGGGTATTTCTGAGTGATGTATATAGCTACACTTCCACCACCCAAAAAAGGTTCTCGATACTCATCATAGTCACTAAGATCCGGAAAGAAAGGATCCATTTTCTTACAAGCACGAGACTTCCCTCCAGGATATCTAAGAGGAGTTTTCAAAGAACTTGTAGTCATATCAACCATCAAATAGAATTTATAAAAGACTTATCAAAATCATCCGACTCTAAAAAATAATCTCTGGTTTCTTCTTTTTCTTCCAGTAAATTATAACCAGTAAGGAAGAAATCGGAAGGATCAGGATCAGCGCTTGCAGTCACACATGCTCCATTATCCTTAATTTTATAGAGTTTAGATGATGGAATGCAACATGCCTTACCTTTTTTCACATCAGTGATAATGAAATAATCAGCAAGTTTGTCATCATAGTCTCCTGCTTGACGACGATTTTTTAGGATCAAAGACCTAACAGCAATCTGTGATTTGTTCTTAAACTGAGTAACCTTAGACTCATAAGTTATCCCATTTGGACCAATGAGATCAACTCCTGGACGATTTACTCTCTCCAGCTTTCCATCGCTGTAAGCATCGAGTGCTTTCTCAACCAACTCCCCTGCTTTAGGATACCTGAGGTTGTTCTGAGTATAACCACCAATTGTTCTTAGAAGTTTGGAGAAACGATCAAGGTCAAAGGAATAATTAAAATCAAACATAATAAAAAATGAGAATTAATCAAAGTGAACAACACATGTATTGGATGATTCTACTACTTTTGAAAGTTGAGAACCAATGTAGAATTGCCCCGCCACCACTGAGATTATTGCGATACCCCAGAAAACGCTATGCCTTTTTAACTTGACTTGGCACTCTTCTATTATACACTGTTTTTGCTTTATTGCACTTAGTTCTCTGTGAATATCTCGATGATGGAATCTCAGAGACTTGTCGATCAATTTAGAAATACGATTTTTCATAGTAGTTAATCAACTCTGTCAAATCCCTCGATCATATTTACAGGGACACTGTATTTATCGGCAATACGATACCAATGAGTTCCTTCACCCTCACCAATATACTTGATTTCAGTTTCAGGAATGTTGTTCTCTCGCATTGCTGCTTGAATTTTTAGATGCATCAAGTCGTCTTTGTTCATGTTAAAAAGTCCACCCCTTGAGAATTGAGACAATGTTTAAGTAAGCCCAGGCAGTAAATACCTGAGGGACTATGAAGGCAATCATAGCCACGATCCAGAACCAATAGTAATAATTTTCTTTGTTTTGTGTTCTCATTTGAATTCACACTCCATGTTCAATTTTAAATTTCCAAATCATACCATTCTTACCTTTCGATCTGGCACTAGATAAAATTCTAGCAATATCACTCAATTTATGATTTGAAGATTTCATACGAGGAATAATAAGATCATAATTTTGCCTTGCCCACTCTGCTATGTTGATGCCACTCCAAACTTTTCCTGTAATTGTATCAGTAATTTTATATGGTTTAGGAGAAGCACATGGTGAAATTACTCCTTCCATATTTTCTATATGAGTTCCCCACTTCAGATTAGTATAACAGTTATTCCTGTTATTTTCATCAAGATGCAATATCTCTTTGTATCCATGTGGATTAGGAACCCAAGTTTCTGCAACTAATTGATGAATGTTTCTTTTCTTATACCCACAATTTTTATTATTCTCATCATAAAAATATATGTTAACAGCAAGATACATTTTGCTTTCACCATAGTTAGGATTACCTCTTAGATGAGTGTTAAGTTCAATCAATCCATACTCATTGACTTCTCCATATCTCCCACCCTCATCACGTTGACGAGGTTCTCTATATGCAATACCATCATTACTTACATAATAATGTGGATAGTTGGTTGGTTTAATATGCTCTGGTAAAGTTACAGGTGGAAAATTATTTACCCATTCCTTTTTCGGAGGTTTTGGTTGATCTTTTTTAAAGTATCCTTTTTGTTTTTTCATGTAAACCCATTTACCATTTGTATATCTCCACTTTGAACTTGGATTTGAAGGCATGATTTTGATATCTCCTTCTTGTGGATTTTTATTTAAAATTTTTCCTCTTGGCATTAGAACCCCCAAAAAATTCATTTGAATTCACACTCCACCATAATTTCAGTTAAACAAGCAAGCATATTTATTTCTTGATCCGCCACGAACGCCATCTGATACTGATACTTAGCAATAATAAGGACAGCAGAAGGAATGCTATTCGGAACCAAGGAAATATTAAGAGCATCGTAAATACGACGCAAAAGTAAATTAGTATCATTGTCCAGGTTATTGACAACCCACTTACGGCACTCACCGTAATCCTTGTTTTTAAGTTTCTTAACCAATTCATCTGCCTTTACGTCACTGAACGTTGCAAGAATTCCCGTATCAATCTTACCAGAGGAAGAGTATCTCTGGCATTCGTTGAGGACTCTTCTCCAGTCAGGGAAGTGCTTGTTGATGAGTTCATAGATGACTTTTGTGTCATACTCGACTCGCTCTGCATTGAGTATTTCTTGGATTCGCTTGGAGAAGGTAACAGCGATTGCTGGTTTTTGCTTTCCTCCAATTCCGAATTCAACCACAGCGCAACGGGAATGAAGTGGTTCGATGATTTTGTTTTTGAAGTTGCAGGTGAGGATGAACCTGCAGTTGCCAGAAAACTCCTCTGTAAACGCCCTAAGTAAGAGTTGTACGTCGTTTGTTGTGTTATCCGCCTCATCGATGATGATGACTTTGTGTCGAGCATCTGACGAAAGCGATACAGTGGAAGCGAAATTTTTTGCAGTATTTCTGACCGTATCAAGGAAGCGTCCCTCATCGGATCCGTTAATGACATAATAATCTGCTCCTAATTCATGACATAGTGCTTTTGCTACTGTTGTTTTTCCACATCCAGCAGGTCCAGAAAGAAGAAGATTTGGAACCTCTCCTTTACTTAAGAAACCCTGAAAGGTTTTTTTGATGTCCTCTGGAAGGATGCATTCTTCAATTGTTTTGGGGCGATACTTCTCGACCCAAAGAAACTCATCACGACTCATAATTTAGTTACTCACCAATGTTGTGGATTACTGGTTTCTCATGAGCCAGTATATCATAAAGTTCGGAGTTTTGCCCAGAGGACACCTCCGAGAACTCTTTTTCTGGATCAAACTCATCATCACGAATTGCTTGATTGATAACTATCGATCCATCCTCTCCTGAGACACTCCTATGAAATGTTTGAGGAGGAATGATCAATGCACCACTCTGACGATTCAAGTGAACAATATGATATGGAAACTTCCAACTCAAATTTACAAGTTCAAATGTGCGAGTCCCAGATAAAACTCGATTGTGATCAGTTTGGTGATAATGAATATAAAATTGCTTTGCTCCAACAATATCATCTGGAGGAGAAATAGCAGGTCCTGTATGAACCACTAAATCAGATGCATTGGATTCTTCTACTGAAATATCATAGAAGATTACAGATTCAGTTTCTCGAAAGACACGATGTTTTTTGAATTGAACAAAGCTCATTATTCTACCCAATCAGGTTTACGACTTGGAATACGCCTATAATTATTCTTCACCCACGACTTAGAAGAGATATACATTTTATATGCAGTGAATGTATCTATTGATTCGTCATTCTTGAACTCATCTGGCATTGCACGAACAAAGGGTTGTGGACCTTTACCAGACCTGCCAGCAGGATCAGGAACCGGAAAGATTTGATTTGCGTATGCAAGAGTATGCAGGCATGAGTGAACCTTTCCATATCGATTAGAGTATTCTTCACAGAGTGCAAGTCCATGACGAATCACCCAACGCCAATTATGGACAAATGAACCAGTCCACACTGTGCATGGATGGTTCCTGAATGCCCCCTTCTCGGTGCTGTAAGGCGTTCCATCTGCCTTAGGTAGGGAACCATACCCACGACCCCATTTTTCTGAGGCAACGATGGAAAGCATTTGACAACACTCCAGAGGCATCTTGACAATATGCTTGTCAGGAAGAACATATGCAGACTTGATTGGACATGGGTCTGTGACAAAGATGTTCAAGGGTTTCTCCATAAGATGGTTGAGTCTCCAAATGAATCAACTGATCCACTCTCTCTTGAGTATACAACTGCAAGAGTGATCCAGCAAACAAGCCAAATGAAATTAAACATTAAATTCTGCTTCCACATGAATTTACGGAACGATACAAACTCCGGTTTCTGAGTGGTAACTTCAAGGATTAGTGATAAAACAAATCCAAAAATAAGCGGAATAAAAAGTATGTCTGAGAAACTCAGAAGAAACAATAAAAATTCTTTCATAATATTTCCTTAGGTATAAACCAATATGATACTGACTGCCATCTTTTCCCCAACAAATATGCTTCGTAAAAATCCTTTACATCTTTCCATGTGTTGCGATAATTCTTAGGATATATCGTCAAACTCATCAAAGCAAAGATAATCACATGGAAGAAGTGACCTGCGGGATGGTGACCCAATTGAAAACCAAGCAATCTTGCTTCGTCATTAACACTAAAACCCAAATCAAAGTGCTTATGCAAATGATCATGAAGTTCGGTGCTTTCACCAATTCCAGGTATCCAATTCTCTAAAAACTGGACGTAAGGATCGGGTTCCATAGTTTAGATACTCCGATTACAATAAGAAAACTGAGCATGATCACCATATCCCATATTTTAAATTTTACAAAGTATGGGATACAAATGAGATCAGCAATCAAGTGAATAATTGTTCCTGACATTACACTCACGTATACCATGGCAAAATGTGCAGAAACAATGAGGGAGCACCCAAGCACCCTCATGTATGTTAAGACTTTGTTCATCCAAAAGTAGAATCAGGTTCCATAGCAATATAATATGTCAGATCGCTATTCTTCGCTGTGAATCTAGAGAGAAGTTTTTGCGAAACAACCACTTCATAAGTTCCGGGAAGAATCTTGATATTTTCAACTTTAAAGTTGAAACAGAATACCGAATCAGTTTCGCCAACAACTACTGAATAATCGTTTGATGTGTCATTCTTCTTGTCACGAACAACAAGTTTAATAACTCCATTATCACCAATGGCAGATAAATCTGGAGTCTGGTATACAGATGATGCTTTTAGCAACTTATCCAATTGCTCAGTGCTTACCTCAAAACAGACATCTTCTGTAGGAAGAGAAATCTCTTTATCGGGAGGAGAAACAATCACATTTGGATCTGCAAAGAAATACTTTGAACGAGACTTTCCCTCTTTAATGACAACATAACTGTCATCTTCAAAGTTAAGTTCTGGATTTTGATACAAACTCAGTCCATTCAAGAATTGATTCAAATCATAGACACCAAAGTCTTTTGGGAAATCTTCTCGAACAGTAACCTCAGCAAGAATATTCTTCATAATGCTGATTGTACGCAACTTGCTTCCTTCTTTAATCAAGATAGATTGATTAATAGAAGAAAAGTTCTTCAGAAGAGAGATTGTTTTTTCGGAAAGTTTCATGCGATCTAAAGTTTTCATTATCAATAGGGGAAATCGGATTTGGTTACTTTGTAGTGGTTATCAAAATGCAATAGCAGCATAGCATAATGAATGACTTTCAACAAGTCTTTCTTATTCTGACCATCTTTGTCGCCATACCGTGTTCCATACTTTATGATATTTGCTTGACAGAATGCAGATGCAAGTCCTTTAGTTGCCATCAAATCAATAGATTGAACTCCATAATTTTGATGACCTTTAAATCCACTAGCTTTTCCTGCGTAGTGACTACGATAGGTGCCACTAACATACTCATGAATATCCTTCAAGATAACATCTTCATCATACCTCCAACGCCCATTGTTGTTATCTGGTGTTTTAGGTAGATCTGGGACATCGATCTGTAGATCGTAACCTTCAAGTTTTGTGTAATCAATATCTGCTGGAGTGTAACCATGCCAAAAGTCAATATAATCTTTCTGAGTGGCGTCACTGATGTTGAAAGAAATAGAATCAGTTCCTTCAGCACCAATGATTCCATCAGCAGACTTTTCATAAAGACGATTCAGGCGATCTGGATCATTACGATCGTAATCGTAATAATGCTTAGAGTGCTCAGTCATTTTGTTGTTTGAATAAAGTTCATCATACAGGAAACTCCAAGAGTTTGTCATCATTCTATCATTAGAAGTTGTGCTCGTCAAGACACTGCTTCTGGTGATCCTCTTCAGTAGGCATCACAAAGTCAGCATCAACTTTGTCATAAAGTTCCATGAAAGCCTGCTTAGTATCATCATCAAAACGATTTACACAAACTTCAATTGCTTTTGCCTTATCACCAAAGATATTATATGCCTGAACGATGTGAACCAAACGACGAGTGCTAATGATCTCTTCAATGCCACCATCATAGAAAGTCTTACGGATGATATCTGCCCAGTCGGCGAGACGCTTACAGAAGTTCACATCTCCGCACAGTTTGTTGAGAATCTTGGTTTCAATTGAAGCACTTGGATACTCCTGCTCAAAGGTAACAGGAAAACGCTCCAGGAACGCTTCGTTGAGCACGTTAGTTCCAATAAACCGACCATCATCAGATCCCTTACCCTTTGTATTGGCAGTGGCAAATACATTGAACCCTTTTGATGGATTAATATACTGACCTACCTTCTTCAGGAAGACACCTTTTCCTTCGAGGATTGATTGAAGGCAAAGAATCTTGTTGGAAGCCAGGTCAATCTCGTCAAGCAGTAGAATCGCACCGCGTTGCAACGCTTCGATGACCGGACCATTGTGCCAAACGGTTTCGCCATTGACAAGGCGGAATCCACCAATGAGATCATCTTCATCAGTTTCAATAGTAATGTTTACTCGAATCAATTCCCGACCCAGTTGAGCACACGCTTGCTCAACCGAGAACGTCTTGCCATTACCAGATAGACCCGTAATGAACGTTGGATAGAATAGACCGGAAGAAATAATTTTCTTAACATCATTGAAATTACCAAACTTGACGAAGGAATCATTTTTATTGGGAATCAGGGTTTGTTTTTCGACTGAAGGAACATTATAACTCTCTTCGAGATCCTTAATTGTCTCGGAAGTTACTTCAAGATTCCACTTACCACGACTAACTTTATAATCCTCAAGTTTTTTAACTGCTGTCTGGTATGTTGTATCATTCATTGCACACCAGGCACGAACATCACCAGAAGAGACAGAATCCCCGTAAAGCGACTGAAGCGAAGTGCGAATGTGCTCGGATGAAAAGGTCATTACCTTTGTTTGAACTACAACTAGTATACATGAAAAAAGGGGACCGTGTGGTCCCCCAGTGGACAGTTATTCAAGTGTCCTCTGTGCGTAGTAATTCTCAGATATTATTTTGGCAGTGTATCCAGGATAATACCTTTGAACCCATGCGTTGATCCCCATAGCAGTAATTGCACTACTACAGACAACTAAAACTTCTTTAGTATCTTCCAATACAATGTGCTTCATACTACTAAAGAAATAAACTCTCCTAGAACTTTTTTATTTAGTTTCTTTGTTTTAAGAGACTTAATAAAAGCAGATTTAATCTGACCCTTTGTTGCACCATCATTAATGTCAAAATCAGAGTTCTGAGAAAGTGTGGTTGATGACATTCCAAAGTAAGCATGATAACCGGATCTAGTGATACAGAAACTTCTATTCCTTTTCCAGTCAGAAAGGATCTTATCATAAGAATCGCTACCATAACTATAGTATTGCCTGATAAAACCATTTGCTTCGCGAGGTGGCAATACTCTGATACCAATAAAGTTTACGTTTGGAAAACTTCCTTTAAGATCCTTCAACAAGGTATCTGTAAATTCGTGGAAATATCCTTCACCAAAATTCAAAGTAGTTCCGGTCTTCCTATTACGAAGATACCCACGATCATTAGGAATTTTACGTTGACCCAGGTAAGGTTCATCTTCCCAAGGACGATCTACCAATACGTGTCTCGCAAGTGGTCCAGCCTCACCATCTGTAAGAACTATACACTGAACTTTTTGAACACCGGTTTCTTTGCTAAATTTTGGAAGTATATTATGTAAAGTAATCAGAGCCTCATTCAAAGGAGTCCCAGATAAAGAAAGTTTGTCAGGAATACTGTAATTAGATTGTCTTAAAGTAAAGTAAGAAGCAATCCTCCAAATGTTAATCATCTGAGTTTGTAAATCCTTACCATTCACTTTACTGGTTAATAAATTCAACATACTAAAACAATCATCTACACAGATTAACCCATTTTCTCTTTCATAGTGTGGAGACATATCAAGTGCAATATAACGTCCATATTCAGAAGAATATTCCATCTTGTTCCACTCATTTGTAAAAGCATAAACCTCAAAGGGAATTGATACTTTCTTACAGAACCAAATCAAATTATATAATTGCTTGATCGTATCCAAGAGAACATTAGACATTGAACCCGACCAATCGAGAACAAACACCAATCCATGATTCTTTCCATCAGAAAGAGTGGTTACTTTTTTAAAAAGATCTTCGTTATACTTATACGTATGAAGTTTAGAGCAGTCCAAAACACCAGTTCTAGAAATGCTAGCACGAGCATAGGAGTCTGCAGCTTTCTTACACTCAAACTCTTTTACTAGATAATTGACTTCTTTTTGTGCTGATTTTTTGAAGGACATAAATTCCAAATCAACAGATTCATAAATGTTCCATGGGGAGACATCATATTCTTTACAATGATCAATCAATCTCTGTTTTGATGCATTCTCATATCGGAGACACTCTTTATGAATATCAGAATTGGAAACAATAACTGTATCTAGATTAACATCAGGTATTTCTACATACACATTATCTGAAGAATTATCTCTATTAAGATCTTTAAGTTTTTCCTCAAGACTGTCTACAGTATGTGTGGATGTCTCACTAAATC